CGTCCTGTCGTATCCGTCAACGCCCGCAGAAGCGACTTTAAACTCACTATTAACGCCGCGAATTTTGCGGGTAATTTCCGTCATAGACTTAGAAAAATCAGCCTCCTGTAAAGAAAGACTGATTTTAAGTGCGCCTATTTCTTGGTCTGCCATACTCTCACCTCCTTACAGCAGCTGATCAATGTAAATTTTTTCAGGCTTATTAAAAATAAAAAACATGCGGGCATCGATCTCATTGATCTCTTTGTCCGTCATGCCTTGTTTCCGCAATGCGAGATAGAGTTCTTTCATTCGTTCGAACCTATCCCGCGGCGTTAGTTTTTTTCTGTATCATCTTCAACTTCAGGCAGAACGCCCTGAACTGTTTTGAAAAATTCAAGATATTTTTTATTCCACTCAAGCACTTCAATCCCTTGAATAAATTGTTCCGGGGTGAATTGACCATGAAAAATATCAGCGCAAATAAACTCGACAAACTCTTGTGTTTCTTCGCGTTTTTCCAGCTTTGCAAAATCAATCCGCGTCTGCATCTCAGTTAAATTCATCAATGCAGCGAGATAAACTTTCCCAGATGAAAATTTCTTTTCCTTACCATCTATTGTTAATGTGACTTCCATTGTGGATCACCTCATTTTCAAAATAAAAAGGACTCCGAAGAGTCCATAAAATTAAGGAGTAACTGTACCGTCATAGACAGCGTCAAACCAACCTGTGATCGTCTGAGCGTTCGCTGTTGCGTCACCTTCACTAACCTTGTATCGCCATTTCCCGTCGAATAAACGAGAAACAAAGCTTCCTTCAAGTGACGGCGTTTGAAAATTAATGCTGCTGTCTTTCGTTTGAAATTGTTCTTGGTACGGATGGAATTTTCCTTTTAAGAGCCAAACATAAAGATATTTGTTATCGGATCCGATCGAACGGAAACCGATCGCAACATCCGGAGGATTATCATTGACGCTATCAATAATAACGCCCTGTGCATCCACGGTTTTGCCAAGTAACGCAGCTTCATCCTCAGTTGGAAGCGCACGATGTCCAATGGTTACGGTAACCCCGCTCAAACTGGACGCAGAATCAGAAGGACCATCGTCCGCCGAAAGGTTGCCAGTATTATACGCCGGGTTAATATTTGCACTAATCAACCCAGGTACTTTCTTAGCTGCCCCATAAGTTGTTCCAGTCGCGTCGTCTTTCGTGATCGGCGCATAAACAAAATCTCGTAAACCAATACGAGGTGCTGTCATTTATAAAACCCCCAATCAAAATTAAAGACGCACCCTATAGATCGGGAACGTCTATCTTTTTAAATCTCACAGCCCTGTGCATTATTTTTGTTGCCGGATCAGGAAGATCGTAGGCTCCGGTGCGATCATAGCCGATCGGTCCAAGCACCGATTTAATCAGCTTTTCGGTCGGCTCATAACTTGTATACTTATTGCTTACCGGCTTCGACCAAATATCAACTTGCAAATAATAATTGGTCAGCTGTTCCACATCATCGTTCGATAATGCGCCCGTTTCGTCATAAAAGAAAAACGTCGCGTAAAAATCCGGCTCAGTCCCCAAGTAATACTGATACTTAACTGGGCAGCCGATACCGGACAGCGCTGCCGTGACTTCCGAAACTTTACTCATAGCCTCAAGTCCTTTCGGATTGAGTCGGCCATTTTATCCTGTGTCGTTCTGACTTCACGGTGAAAAGTCTTTGACATGAACGCCTGTGCCGGCTGATGTACAGATCCGAACTCTGGAAACTTCAATTGCCAATGATCCCGATCAGGGCCAATGTATCGGTTGTCGCCATCCTTCTTGACAACAATATGATCGGCAGCGTGATCGTTTGGCGTGTCCTGGCTCCGCGGCGTACTAGCTGCCACTTTAGCACGTAAGTGTTCCGCGCCTACGTCAAGCGCCGTATTCTTGGCATGCTCCGGATGTTGATAGCTTTCAAGCTTATTAAGCAACTCCGCCATGCCCTCCATCTTAAGTGGCATCCGGATCAACCTCCTCGCAAACACAGGTCAGCGTCCGCCTTAGTTCATCATCCTGGGTAATATCAATGATATTAAAAACGCGCTTCCCATAAAGGATGCGCATATCGCTGTTTAATCCAGTCGTATAGCGGATGACCCAACGTGTGCGGCGAATATTTTCCGTTGCGTTAGCTACCGCTATTTCACGACCGAGCAGCGTCTTAGCAGCCGCCCAGACGGTTTTTACTGGCTTCCAGTCACTTCCGCCGCCGAAGCCATCATCTTCGCCATCTACAAACTGCTGGAAGGTGATACGGTGCCTAAATTGTGCTGGGTTCATAGGGTATCACCAACCGGGTCAATGAGTTGTAATTGAGTAATAATCGACTTCAAGCCAACATCTAGCTTGTCCGTTGATCGACTAGCCGGGTCACGATTTTCGTAATGCATAACAACGAGCATTTTTACAGCCAATTTAGCAAGCTCATCATCTGCATTCAAAACGCATCCCGCATTTGTCAGATACGTTTCAGACGCCGCGATATACCCTAATGCTGTATCGTCGTCAAACTCTTCGGGGATTGCCCGAAGATAATCACGGGCTTCATCCGGCGTAAGAATCATCGGGCATCATCTCCTTAGGCAACTGGAAGATCGACTTCGCCTTTAACAACGGCTTCTGTGTCAACCGGTTTGATGTCGAGACGTTCACGGACTTTAATTCCCGTTTGATCTTTTCCCCAAAGGTCACCTGCTTCTGTAGACATTTCGATCGACAAAGTCTCGCGGTCAAACAGGGTGATTGCTTCTTTAAAGTCACCCATGTAAAACGGAACTTTGTGGCTAGTCACAGGGTCGCCAACGGCAACAGAAGGCAATACCTTGTTCGACACTACATAAACTGGGTAGGATCCAAACAGCAGCTTTCTCGTGGCTTGTGTCGGGTCTTTCTGCAGAATGTAATCGTCTTCGCTGTCTTTTTGCTTGTCAAGCCAGTTAAATCCGTCCTGATTGGTCAGAAGCACAGAAGAAATAGAAATTGCCGGATCAAGAATGACGTTAAATACATCCTTGAAGTCGTCGAAGTCAGCGATTGTCACAACTTTGCCTGTCGTAATCGTATTCAGCTGATCGAGAATCAGGAAGTTACGTGTCACGCGAGCCTTTTTCTGAATCCAGTTTTTCAGATAAGCGATAATATTTTCAGACGTATCTTGAAGCAATTCGCGAGAAGCCTTCAAAATACCGCCTTTTTTCGTCACTTTATAATCAAGTGTTGTAAACTGTGGCGTTGCGATGTCTGGGAATTGAGCCGCCTCATCGACATTGTCGAATGGTACTTGATCAGCTGTTACTTCAACGACACGCGAGCCTGTAAGCGTAGATACCGGCTCAACGTTAACGAGTGGTTCCAGCGCATCAAGGCTGCGGCGCATCTCCATAATCTGTGTGCGGATATCTTGAGGTACCGTTACACCGCCATCAGATTTTTCGCCAACTGGATCAGCTTCAGTCATGGCATTGTAAACTTTCAAATCTTCTTCGTTTACCGGCGTTCGCGCAACACCAGCCTTGATAATATTGGCAAAGGCTTTGTGTTGCTTAACCGCTTCGTTAACAACTGATGCAACCGGCTGCGCATTCTGTGCGGCATGCTTTTCTTCTTCGTCAAAAACATCTTTAGCAAGATCGAACTTGTTTTGTAGATTGACCAAATCGTTCTTTGCGGCTTTTGCTTCATCAAGCTTGTCCGCTTCAATCAGGTTCTTCACTTCTTGCTTCTTCGCGTTGATCGCGTTCAGCATTTCGAGTAATTTCTTATTCAAATTCTCCATCTCCTTAAATGAGTTCTAGTTCATCAAGCAAGGCTTGTTTTTCCTGCTCACGTTCTTCGTTTTGATGATCGGCTGCATTCTGTGCATTGCGCGCTTTTTCAAAATCAACTAGCCGGCGCATCGAGTCTTTGGCACTATTGACAATCGCGTAACGATTAAAAGCAAAATTAAAAACCGGATCCGGTTTTTCTTCATCTTGATATAGTTCCGAGTCAACAAAACCATTTTTAATTGCCTGTTTTGCGCTCATGTACGATTCATCATCCATTAGGGCGGATATCTTCGCACGAGATTTATGCGTCTTAGTTTGATAAGCGTTAATAATGGTTTCTTTAACCGTATCAAGCACATCAGCCGCCTTTCGCAATTCATTAGCATAAGAAATGCCAGGATCGCTTAATGGATTGTGTATCATCAACATGCCGACCGGGGACATTAGCACTTCATCACCAGCCATAGCAATCACAGACGCTGCAGACATTGCCTTACCATCGATTTTTACCGTTACTTTCCCGTCATGCTCTTTCAGCGCGTTGTAGATACCGGCAGCCGCAAAACAATCGCCGCCATAGCTATCAATCCAAACGACAATGTCTTGCCCGTCATATTGACTTAATTCGTCCCGAAAACTGTTCGGGCTTGCTTTTGGTACACCGAACCACTCATAAATCCAAGCATCGTTATCAGGGACAATATCGCCGGTAATTCGCAGCTCCGCTCCGCCCGTTTCTTTGTTCTTCACAAAGTTCCAAAACTGTTTTGACATCAACTATCACCTCCTTCACTACTTGACGCCCATTGCTGGCCAATGTCTGCTGCAGGTATGGTATTTCCGTTAACAGCCAGCGTATCTCCGCCCTCTTTACGTGGGTAGTTAAGTAATTCTCGCGCCTCGTTTCGGGTATAAATCCCGTTCGTAACCGCCGCGACAAGCGTATCCATCTGCGCTTTGCTGTCCGTGCGAAGAATCACTTTCTCGTTAAACTTCAAAAAATAACCGGCCGTCATTTCTTGGTCGGTTAAGAGTTTGAAATTCAATTCTTCTTCGTACTGCTTTAAAATGTAAAGCTCTGTGTCAACGTAAAAACTTAGTTGCTGCATCTCCGAATTGGAATATGACGATTTTTCGTAGTCATTAATCTGATTCGGCTTAATGCCGAATGCCGCAGCGATCTGTAAGGCACCAAATTTTTTCAGCTCGAAAAACTGGCTATCCGTTAGTTTAATATTCAGCGGCGTCAACTTCATACCGAGTGGAACCGGAATGATCTTGCCTGCGTTTTCAGATCCACTCGCAAATTCTTCAAATCCAGCTTTCAATTTTTCTTTCTTCGTTTTATCCAAATCACCGGTATACTCAAGCACGGCTTTTGCCGTCAACCCGCTTTTGTACAGGTTGTTCATAAAGTTTTGGCTTTCAAGTCCGCCCTCAACGGTCGCTTTTAAAATATCTTTAACGGCTGCCCCAGAAACGCCGTCAAAACTGTACGAAGTTTTGAAGTGTAACACGTCTTGGCTTCTAAAAAAGTATCGCTTGCCGGAGTATTTGTCCGAATACTGGTACCAAAGTGCATCCGGCTCACCGAATAATCCTGCATCGTCGTAGTAAATCGTCACTGAATCACTTGGCATAATCCAAAAATCCTGCACTTCATAGCTGCCACCAAATTGATAAAGCAACAATTTACGCCTAATCCATACATAAGCATTACCAAAATGATTACGATTTTGTTCGACTGCTGCCCAAAATGTTGACGGCGTCATATACGGATTAGGACGAGCACTTAAAAGGTGATAAACGCGGTTTGGCTCTGCCTTTTCTATTCCGTTATCAGTAGTCTGATAATATTTCAATGGCATTTTACCAAGCGTTTCGGATAGCATTTTTAAGCACGTGAAATAAGTCGTTTCGCCCAAAACACTTTTCGATGTTTGCGATATGCCTAACCATTCAAGCAGTTCTTCGTCCTGCAGTCCAACCGTCCCGGATGGGGAAATCAAATTTAAAATGACATGCCGGGCCCGTGTCCGTACACTATTATAAAATCGCTGAATTATATTCAAGACTGGATCACCCACACCGGGCATAATTTGAAGCACGCCATTCAATCCCATCCCATCATCTTCAAGTAGTCGTCTGCGGATTCATTTATATCAATCTCATTTTCTCGGTTCATCAAAACAATTTTATGAGCATCAATCGTAGCATCAATCGGGTCGATACGTTCCGTGCGATGTTCTTTATCAATCTTCATTTCACCGAAACTGTTATGCGTGACCTTTGCATTCAACGCACACCAGGTTAACAAGCCATCGTTCTTATTATACAAAACCGCTTTAGCATCAACTGACAGCGTAAAATCTTCAGTTGCTGTGTTTAGGCTCTTGGCACTTTGTACAATCTCGATCAGATCGCAATCAAATTCTTCAAGATCAGCAAGGAATGTATCGGCATTATGCGGATCATAAGCGATGGCTTTAATCTTAAGATTTTGGCTATCACGAACAGACTTCAAATACTGGATAATATATTTGTAATCTGTCTTGATCCCCGCCAGTGTCTCAGTCGCAGTTAACAATTCTTGCCGATGCCAAAGATCGTACGGCGCTTTGTCCGTTTGGATATGTTCGGCCAGTCGCATTTTTGGAATGAATGAATGCTGCCAAACAAACACTTTCGGCATATCACCGCCAGGCATCGGAAATTCAAGCACGAGTGACGTTAAATCGCCGCCACTCGACAAGTCCAAGCCAACCACACACTCTTGACCGCGGAAATCTTCAAGTGTTAAGTCAGACGCGCAATCTTTCCAATGCTCGGCGTTGATATAGTCCTCATCCGCCATTTGCACCCACATATTCAGGTCTTTAGTCAAAAAGTTCCGGAGTTCGGTACCCTGCATTTCCTTTGCTTTAACCGCATCGTTGCGCAAGTTTTCCAAAGTCTCCGGCGTCCAAAGCGGATTCGCTTTCGGCCAGTTCTTTTCATCCCAAACATCATCATCAGGATCAAGTTGAGCGATAAAAACGAATTGTGTTTCGTCTATAATCCGTCCTTCAAGGACTTTCACGCAGTAGTCGTACAGTTCTTTACACGGCGAATTGATGTCAAAACCAGCTGTTGTGATGACCGAAATGAGCGACTGTTTCAGCTTTTTCGTGCCGTCCGACAACAGTTTGTACATCTGGTTCGTCTTGTGCTTGTGATACTCATCGACGGATCCGAAGAACGGGCGAAATCCGTCAATACTTTCCGTATCGCGGCCAAGTGCCTTAATATTGCCGTTCGTCAAATTGCACTCAATCTCGGATTTGTAATCCTTAATCGTGAATAGCCCCGGCTTCGTTTTCGTTCCGGATAAGTCACGATCAGCATTAATAAATTTGTAGCACTCTTTCAAAACGATCTTCGCTTGCTGCTCTTTAGTCGCTACCGCATAAATCTGCGGATATTGATAGCCAGCAAAATTGCCATAATAAAGCGATGGCACCGCGTTACCAACAGACTTACCATTTTGTCGCGCCACTTGTTCGTATGAAGTTCGAAAACGCCGGTAAGGCGTCCCCGACTTAAGCCAACCGTTGAGCGAGCCAAATATAAAATCTTGGAATGGATACAGCCTCATTGGCTGAGGTTCTTCACCTTCAGCAAGCGTCAACGTCTCTGAAAAATCAATCAAACGATTTGCTTGATCAGCATCCCAATGATACGGAAACTTGTCCGTGTCCTGGCGCTCTATATCGTTGAGATGCCGCTTGCACGCAAGTATTTCAAGTCTGCCTTTTGTGTACTTTCCATCCACCACATCTTGTGCAAATTGAGTAACGCAATCGATCACGCGAACTTATCCCACTTGCTTTTAGGTTTGTCGTCCTCTTTCTTCGGTACAACCAGCTTGCAGCGCGATGTGATGGTTAAGCCAAGGTCAGTAGCGGAAGCACGGCATTGTTTGAATAGTTTATCTTGGGCAGATACGACATCTTTATCAAGCATGAGACCCGGTTTTTCTAAAATCTGATTCATGAGATCGTTGTATAGTTTGCGCGACATGACAAATCGGGCCAACGCGTCAATGTCCAAGTTGCTCATGATTTCGATTTCAACAAGATCTTTAGCGAGCTTACGAAATTCTTTTTTTAAGTCATTCGGCAAATAAGAAGGCGCCCGGATCTTATCCGCAGGCGCCTTAATCTCTTGTGATTTTCGTTTTTCAATTTCAGCCTTCGTCAAATGCGTTTTTCCTTTGACAAGCATTAGGTCAACCGGCTGTTTTTGGCGTCCGGGCATCCGGATCACCTCCCATCCTCAAATTTTCAAAAAAGGAGTTTTTGCGAGAGAACACGGCCATCGCGTTCCCCGTACAAGTGT